GACGGTGGCACGTATTAAAGTATACTAAATAATATTGAACTTCAGTGGGGGTTCGCCCCCACTTTCCGTATATACGGATTTTAAGTACATTCTACATAGAATAGGTTTATAATGGCAAACGTCGTAAAGTTAAAAAGATCTGCCGTTTCAGGCAATATTCCGAGCACCAGTCAATTAGAACTAGGTGAAGTCGCTCTCAACACGTTTGATGGAGACCTATTCTTCAAAAAAGACAATGGAACAGAATCCATTGTTTCAGTCGTTACTACTGACGGCACACAAACCCTTACAAATAAAACTTTAACATCACCTACTATTAGTAATCCAACATTGACTGGAACTTATGCGTTTAATTCAGACGCAACTACAACTCCAGCGATGACATTAACAGCAAATAGTCTTAACGATGGTGTAGGTGCTCTTAGAATAGATGGTGCACAAGCAGATATATTCTTAAATCCAAGCACAGCTACACATACTACTGTAACCTTTGCCGTAAATGATGACCAACGTCTAGCATTTGGTATGGACAACAATAGTGACTTCTATATTACAAGAAGAACTGGTGGAACATGGTATGATGACACACTAGTAATAGATAGAGATACTGGTGAAGTTGCTCTAGGATATGACCTAAGCATTGGTGGTGACTTAGATCTAACTGGATCAGTGGATTTTGGTTCAGCTGTATCTTTTGGTGGAGCAGCAGGTTCTACTGGTCAGGTTCTTATTTCAGCAGGTTCTGGAAGTTCCCCTACATGGGGAGATTTCGCTCTTGATGATCTAACTGATGTTAGTGTATCAGGTGCTACAACTCAACAAGTATTAAAATTTAATGGCACTAGCTGGGTTGCTGGTGACGTAGATGTCGCTGTCGCATCAGCTATCTTTGCACCTCAAGCACAATCAGATTTGGGGTTTGTCAATGAAGCATCAAGCAGTTTAACAGATGAAGATTTGGGATTAGTTACAGAAACTACCGTCTTTATCTACGACATGGGAAGATTTACTTTGGATGGTATTGTTTCCCTAAGTAACATCGACCAATCAGTAAAAGCAGACTATATTGGTTATGCAATCATATTTGGTTTTTAGGAGAGAAGTGAATGGCACGTCAGCTAGTTGAAAAATATATTTTTAGTCCTGGAGCAGCAGGAGCAGGAACAATTAAGTTTCCTGGAATTTGTGATGAAACACAACTTCTAATCATCGCAAATAAATCTACTCAAGAAAACATCTATGCGATTGGTGATCCAACTCGTACTGGTACTGTTGTTTACGATCCAGACGATAATACTACATTTAAGTCAGACCAAAATGGTGTGACAACAGTTACATTCGCAGCAAATACTTCTAGCATGCTTTCTTCTCATAAGATTGCTATTTACACTGATGCTCCTAAACATGTTGGTAATATTGTTCGTCCATATGCCTTTGGTGTTGACGCCATTGAGCGTATGCGTGTATCAAATCCACAATCACTAATTGATGCTGACTTTGAATATGGTCTTCAGCCAACTAAGTGGCAGAACTATGCAGACATTCGTAAGATTCCAGGAGTTTATGAAAAACCTGGATTGGACTTGTTCCTTGATGATGTTACAACTAATGGTGCTTCACCATCTCTAATTACAGTTACAACTACTGCTGACCATGAATTGACAGTAAACGATCCTGTTATTCTATATGGTTTGGGTGGTGTAACAAACTATGCTCGTGCTGAAGGTGCATTCGTTATTAATTCAGTTCCAGATAGTACTACATTTACATATTATGCTAAAGGTATTGTAGGAACAAATGGTGATTCTATTTTCACTGGTGCTACTTATGGTAGACGTGGTGGTTTCTATGCAGGTGCTGGTCTTCCAGTTTCTAATATTGCTTCAGATGGAGCAAATCCATCAACAATTACAGTTACGTGTTCAGCTAACCATGGATTAACTCCAGGATCTCCTCTAGTTAATATTGCTTCTTCAAGTGGCACAAACCACGATTTGATTACAGGTAACTTTTTTGCTGAACAAGTTCCAACACCAACTACTTTTAAGTTTACTGCTCGTGTAGGTGGTGCTGTTGACAATACTGGTTTAACAGGTACAATTTATACAAGATCTGATGCTTTCGTTGTTCACCGACCATTCGATGGTGGTGTTACACTAGGTAACTTTATTCCTTCACATGGTGCTTCGATATCTCGTCAGACAAAACGTTACATGCGTTACCAATCAGGTAAAGGTGTTCTATGGACTTCTGGTGTTTCACTTAATCCAGTTATTAACCTAGACCAAATTAGTGCTGATGGTACTGCACAAGGTTCAACAATTACGGTTTCAACTGAACTTGATCATGGTCTTCAAGTTGGTGCGACTGTAACGATTAGTGGTGTTGTCACTGATGGATATAATGGAACTTATGGTGTTAACACTATTACAAACGAAAATACTTTTACGGTGGTTGCTGCTCAATCACTAGCATCTGCTTCTGCTGTTATTACAGATATTCCTCGTGTTACTGTTGCTAACTGGCATGGTGCAGTAGTTCGTGTTGGTCCATTCGATGATCAAGATGGTTTGTTCTGGGAATACGATGGTAATGAACTTGCTGTTGTAAAACGTTCTTCAACATTCCAGCTATCAGGATTTATTTCTGTTACATCAGGATCTCAGGCAGTTTCAGGAACAAGTTGTCGATTCACTCAACAGTTGAAAGTTGGTGACGATGTTGTTATTCGAGGTATGACTTATAAAGTTGGTAGTATTACTGACGACAACACAATGACTATTAACCCAGAATATCGTGGCGTTAATGATGCATCAAATATTAAAATTGCTTTAATCAAAGATGATCGTGTATCACAATCAGATTTCAACTATGATACTTTAGATGGAAACGGTATCTCAGGTTATAAAATGAACCTGAATAAAATGCAGATGTTAGGAATTTCATTCTCTTGGTATGGTGCTGGTTTCATTGACTTTATGTGTCGTGGTCCAGATGGTAATATGATTCTTGCTCATCGTATGAAACAGAATAACATTAACGATGAAGCATTCATGCGTTCTGGTAACTCATCTGTTCGATATCAAACTGTAAATGAATCAGTTATTGGTCGTCTAGATGAAGATTTAACTTCATCTCAAACTACAATCGATGTCATTGATGCTAGCAGATTCCCTGCTACTGGTGGAACACTTCTTATTGGTAATGAGGTTATCTCATATACAGGTAAATCAGGAAATACATTAACAGGATGTACTCGTGCAGATACATTTGATATGTTTGTTGGTGGTGTAGGAAAAACATTCTCAGGCGGTGTTGCTTCAACTCATAGTAAAGGAAATGGATTTACTTCTGTAATCCTATTGAGTTGTACTTGTGCTCCACAACTAAATCACTGGGGTTCATCGTTTATTATGGATGGTGGATTTGATCAGGATCGTGGTTACTACTTTAACTATTCAAAACTATCTTTGGCAGTTGGAAACAACGCATCAAAAACAGCATTCTTTTTAAGACTAGCACCTTCAGTTTCAAACTCAATTGCTGGTGATTTGGGAGATCGAGATCTTGTTAACCGATCTCAATTACTACTACAAAAACTGCAGATCCAATCAGATCAGGCAGTGCAAGTTTATGGTATTTTGAATCCAGGAAATATTCAAGCAAGTAGTTTGACATGGACTTCTGTTAATACTGTTGCATTAGGTTCTCAACCATCATTCGCTCAAGTTTCTGTGAGTACTGATACTGTTGCAGAACCTGGAGAACAAATTTTCTCCACACTTGGACCTCCAGGAGGATTTGCTGAGATTGATTTGTCTCAATTGAAAGAATTGTCAAACTCTGCAATTGGTGGATATAATAATTTCCCAGATGGTCCAGACGTTTTGGCTGTTGTTGTTAATAACGTTACTAATGGCGGTGCTGTCGTGAACTTGAACTTGTTCTGGTCAGAGGCACAAGCATAAATAGAAAGAGATAATAGAGGAAGAAAATGGCAACTCAAGTACAATTTAGACGTGGTACAACTACCCAAAACAATGCCTTTACAGGTGCTGTGGGTGAGATTACGTATGACACAGACGTAAAAACATTAAGACTTCATGATGGTACTAATTCAGGTGGTGGGGCAATCGTTGCAACACTTGATGCTACCCAAACTATGCAGAATAAGACTTTGTCAACAAACTCAGCGTGGCAAGGAGATCCAGTAGGTATTGCTTACGGTGGTACTGGAAATAGTATTACTGTTGCAGAAGGTGCTGTTGCATATGGTACTGATACTGGTATTTCTCTTTCTCTTGCTGGTACATCTGGTCAAATTCTTTCTTCTGGTGGTACTTCTGCACCTACATGGATCAATGCTTCCTCGTTGACTGTAGGTACTGCAACTACCTCTACTCGTTCTGAAAACATTGACGGTGGTTCTGCTGGTTATCTCGTTTATCAGGTTGATACAAACGACACAGGATTTATTGCTCCAGGAAATACAGGTTACGTTCTTCAATCTACAGGTGCTTCAACTGCTCCTTCTTGGGTTACTTCTGACTTAACAATCGGTTCTACTGCTGTTACTCTTGGTACTACTGAAACAGACTTTACTGGCATTAATACTTTTGATATTACTGGCACGACAACTTCTACCTCTACAACTACTGGTGCGTTGACTGTTGCTGGTGGTATTTCTACTCAAGAAAATCTAAATGTTGGTGGTGATCTCGCTGTAACTGGTAATTCTACTTTTACAGGAACAGTAACTTTTAACGGTGGTACAATTACTCTTGGTGATGCTGCTTCTGATAATGTTTCTTTCGGTGCTGATGTAAACTCAGACATTATTCCAAATACTGATGATGCATATGATCTTGGTTCAACAACTCAAGAATGGAAAGATCTATTCATTGATGGAACTGCGCATATCGACACACTTGATGTTGATGAAAATGCTACGGTTGCTGGAACACTAGATGTTACTGGAGCAACTACTCTTACTGACGATTTGGCAGTAAACGGTGGTGACTTAACTACAACTGCTACTACTTTCAATCTATTAGAAACTAATGCTACTACCGTAAATGCTTTCGGTGCAGCAACTACAATTGACATTGGTGCTACAACTGGCACAATGACGATTAACAACAATCAAGTTGTATTCAATACTACAGATTCTATTCAAATTCCAGTCGGTACTACTGCACAGCGAGATGGTACTCCTGTTGCTGGTCAGATCCGATATAACTCTACTATTTCTTCGTTTGAAGGTTATGGTCCAGGAAATGCATGGGGATCTCTTGGTGGCGTAAAAGACGTTGACCAAGATACTTACTTGCTGACTGAAGCAAGCGCAGGTTCTGACGAAGATACATTCGAATTCTATAACGCTACTGTAAATACTCTTTCACTTTCTGGCACTGCTTTTGATCTAAAATCACCAGTAACGATGACTGTCAATAATACGACAGATGCTTCATCGTCTACAACTGGTGCGGTTATTATCGATGGTGGCGTCGGTATCGCCAAGAAACTGTATGTTGGTACTGACGCTGATGTTGGTGGTAATGCACAGATTGATGGCACTGCTACAGTTACTGGTCTATTAACTGCCAATGGCGGTATTACTGCAGACGGTGGAGTCTTTACTGTAGCAGATACTACTGGTAACGTTCATACTTCTGGCACTCTTGATGTTGATGGTAACACTAACCTCGATGGAAACCTAGTTGTTGATGGAACGTCAACGCAAACTGGCAACGTTTCTATGGGTGGCACTTTAGGTGTTACTGGAGCAACTACTCTTTCTAGTACCCTTGATGTTACTGGTCTAACGAATTTCAATAACACTACTGAATGCACAAACTTAACAACTGCTTCGGTTGTGTTTGATGGTGGTGTAGCAGTAACTAAGAAACTTCATGTTGGTGGAAACACAGAAGTTGATGGTAACTTAGTAATTGATGGTAACTTTACTGTAAATGGTACAACAACTACAATTGATGCTACAAACTTATCGATTGAAGATAATTTGATTTATCTTAACCAAGGATCTACGATTACTAATCCAGATCTTGGTTTTGCAGGTAACTATAATGATGGTACTTATGCTCATGCTGGTATTTTCCGTGATGCAACAGATGGTGGTACATTTAAGATTTTTGATTCTTATACACCTGAACCTGGAACCGCAATTGATACATCTCATGCATCTTATAACCATGCAGATCTACAAATTGGTGGACTAACTGTTGACGATAATGCTACAGTCGGTGGTACACTAGGTGTTACTTCTACGTTGTCTGCTGCTACTGGTTCTACAATTGGCAACTTAACTCTTGCTAATGGAAGCATTACTGATTCTTCAGGTGCTATTAGTTTTGGTAACGAAAACCTATCAACTACTGGTACGTTGTCGGTTGGTGCTATTACTGGCTCTTCACTGAACCTTTCTACTGGTGCGGTTACTGCTGGTTCTCTCGATATCTCAGGTAATGCTGATATTGATGGAACGATGGAAGCAGACGCATACACAGTAAATGGTATTGCTCTAAATGAATATATCGCTGATACTGTCGGTGCGATGGTCACAAGCAATACTGAATCTGGCATCTCTGTAACTTATGATGATGCTGACAATACTCTTGACTTTAATGTAAATGACCCAACAATCACACTAACTGGTGCGGTTACTGGTTCTGCTACCATGACTAACTTGGGTAACGTTTCTATCGCTACTACTGCGACAGCCGACCCAACTCTAACAATTGACGGTGATGCTTCTGGTACAGCAACCTTCACAAACTTGGGTAACGCTACCCTAACTCTGACAATTGCTGACGACAGCCACAACCACGTCACATCAAATATTGATGGTCTTGCAGAATATATCGCTGATACTGTTGGCGCAATGGTTACAAGTAATACTGAATCTGGTCTTTCAGTAACTTATGACGATGCAGATAACACTCTTGATTTCTCGTTGACAAACGATCCAGTTATCACTCTAACAGGTGATGTTACTGGTTCTGCAACAATGACGAACTTAGGTAACGTAAGCATCTCTACAACTGTTGCTGCAAACTCTGTTGCTCTTGGTACTGACACTACTGGTAACTACATGGCTAATGTTAGTGCTGGTGGTGGTATCTCTGTTTCACATACACAAGGTGAAGGGTCTACTGCTACTGTTAGTCACGCAGATACTTCTAGCCAAGCATCTGTAAATAACTCTGGTAGTACATTTATCCAAGACATTACTTTGGATACCTATGGTCACATTACTGGAATCGCATCTGCGACTGTTCCAACTCCAACTGCTTCAAGTTTGGGTCTTGGCACTACTAACGATGTTCGATTTGACTCTCTTGGTATTGGTACAGCTGCATCAGGAACTACTGGTGAAATTCGTGCAACCAATCAGATCACTTCTTACTATTCAGATAATCGCTTGAAAGATTTTGAAGGTAAGATTGAAAATGCTCTTGACAAAGTCCTTTCACTAAATGGTTACTATTACAAAGCAAATGCTCGTGCAAATGAAATCGGTTATATTACTGAAGAACGTCAGGTTGGTGTAAGTGCTCAAGAAGTCGAAGCAGTTCTCCCAGAGATTATTGCTCCAGCACCTATTAATGACGTAATTCCACGTGACCAAGAAAGAGATTATAAGACGGTTCATTATGAGAAACTTGTCCCACTACTCATCGAAGCGATGAAGGAACAGCAGAAACAGATTGATGAACTTAAGAAAAAATTAGGGGAATAAAATGGCGACTCTGACACGGGATCAAATGAAACAATATTGCTTTAGGCAACTCGGTGCTCCTGTTGTCGAGATTAACGTTGATGATGACCAAGTAGAAGATCGAATTGATGAAGCATTAGAACATTATCGTAACTATCACTTTGATGGTATCGAGCAAATGTATATGAAACATCAAATGCGTGCTTCCGAAGCAACTCTTGCTTCTGGTAACTCAGCAGATTTCGATTTAGCAGGAACTATTACTGGTGCTACCTCTGGTGCGACTGCAGAAGTTACACGTGATCACCGACAGCATGGTGCTACATCTACACTTCTTCTAGTGAAGAAGGTGGTAGGAACTTTTCAAGCAGGTGAAACAATCAATGGATCAAATGGTGCTACAGCTGTTTTAGGTTCTGGCACTCCTGTTGTTCTTCGTGAATATGATTTGAAATACATTGAACTTCCAGATCTAGTATTTGGTGTTACTAAGATTCTTTCTATCGGACAAGCATCATCTTCTAAAAATATTTTCGACTTACAATATCAATTACGTCTAAACGATCTTTATGATCTAACAGCGACTTCAATTGTTTACTATAAAACAGTAATGAACCACTTGGCATTGCTTGATCTTGAATTAAATGGTCATACGATGCATCGTTTCAATCGTCGTCAGGGTAGACTATATCTTGATGTAAACTGGGACACTGATATTATTCTTGGTGATTATATTATCATTCAAGGGTATCGTGGTCTTGATCCATCTGACTTTGAAAAAGTTTGGGATGACTACTGGTTGAAGTCTTATACATCTGCTTTGATCAAAAAACAATGGGGTACAAATATTAAAAAGTTTGGTGGAATCGCACTTCCTGGAGGAGTCCAATTGGATGGTCAGGCAATGTATGATGAAGCAATAACAGAAATCCGTGAGTTAGACGATCAAATGATTACGAAGTCTGCTCCACTCGAATTCTTCTTGGGGTAACATGTCAACCACAAATGTATATTTCAGTCATGGCACTCGAAATGAACAGATGCTCAAAGAGGATCTTATCATTGAAGCCATCCGAATCTGGGGACAAGAGTTTAGATACATTCCTCGTAAGTTAGTATCTAAAGACAATATCCTCGGAGAGGACAGACTAAGCAAATTTGAAGGATCTTTTCCCATCGAAATGTATCTTGAAACTACTGATGGTTTCGAAGGGCAAGGTGCTTTCATTCAGAAGTTTGGTCTTGCCATGGAGCAATCTGCTACATTGACTGTTGCTCGTAGACGCTGGGATCAACTTGTTGGTCGTTATGGTCAAACAACTGTTCCTTCTCGTCCAAATGAAGGTGATCTAATTTACTTCCCACTAACAGGTGGTTTATTCGAACTTAAATTTGTCAAACACCAAGATCCATTCTATCAACTCGGACGTCTTGATGTTTATCGTCTTGAAGTCGAATTGTTCCAGTACAGTTCTGAGTTTATTGATACTGGTGATAAACAAGTTGATGCATTTGAAACACTCAAGACATTCAACACAAATACTACTCGTACCAAATATGGTGCTGTTAAAACTATCACTGTTACCAATGGTGGTTCAGGATATACTTCTGCTCCAACGGTTGTGTTTACTTCTTCCTCAGGTAAAGGTGCTACAGCAACAGCTACAATCACAGACGGTGCATTATCAGCAGTAACTATTACGAATGCTGGTGAAGGATACCAAGTCGCTCCAGTTCTATCATTTACTGGTGGTGGAGGCACATCTGCAGCTGCAACCTGTACGATTGAAACAGATATTGATAAGGTTGAATCATTTGGTGATAATAATGCTTTCCAAAAAGAAGCAGATGATACTCTGTTCAGCGTAGATAACCCATTTGGAGATGCACCATAATGTTAAACAATCAAGTATTTTACCATGGGTTAGTCAGAAAGTCAATCGTTGCTTTCGGAAATCTTTTTAGCAAAATTTATATTGATCGTAAATCTGGGGATTCTGTATCAGGAACTACGGTTCAACGTCTTCAGGTTCCACTAGCGTATGCACCTAAAGAAAAATGGTTGGTGCGTATGGACAGTGATCCAAATTTAGATCAACATACCTATACCTCACTTCCAAGAATGTCGTTTGAAATTCTTGGTTACAACTATGATCCAACTCGAAAAGTTGGTCGAATGAATCAGATCATGTGTGGCGATGGAACTACCTCTAAGAAAACTATGTTTTCTCCTGTTCCTTATATCATCGATATTTCATTATATGTGATAACAAAAACTCAGGAAGATGGTCTTCAGATTATCGAACAAATTCTTCCTACATTCACGCCAGAATACACATTGACAATTAACGCTGTTCCAGATATGAATGTCAAACAAGACGTTCCTATTATTCTAAACAGTGTTACAGTTTCTGATGAGTATGATGGTGATTTTCAGACACGTAGATTCGTTACCCATACTCTTAACTTCCAGATGAAAATAAATCTATTTGGTGCTGTTTCCACTCAAGGTGTTATCGATACCGTTAATGCTAATGTTGGTCTCAATGAGAATCTTTCTTCACCAAACAGAATATATACCGCTGAAGGCGACACAACTACAGCGACAGTTGATACCGAGAGTTGGTTAGACGGATTCTAAATGGCTGAAATTTATAATAGTAATCCAAAATTAAAAGCAGCAGGTGTTGAGCAAGAATTTACTCCTGATCAAATCAAGGAGTATATGAAGTGTGCTCAAGATCCAATTTACTTCATTGAAAATTACTGCTATATTGTAACGCTGGATGATGGATTACAACTATTCAAATTATACGACTGTCAAAGAAACAAGATTGAGATTATTCATAATAACCGTCGTGTTATTCTTATGGAGGGTCGTCAGCAAGGTAAGACAACTACCTCTGCTGCATATATCCTTTGGTACACTCTTTTCCAACCAAGCAAACAGGTAGCAATTCTTGCTAATAAAAAGACTGCTGCAATGGAAGTGCTAAGTCGTTATCAGATTATGTACGAAGAACTTCCTATGTGGATGCAGGTTGGTGTTACTACTTGGAACAAAGGTGATCTTGAACTTGAAAACGGTTCCAAAGTATTTACTGCTGCAACCAGTGCTTCTGGTATTCGTGGTAAATCAGTAAACTTACTATACGTGGATGAGGCTGCAATCATCCCTAATAACGTTGCAGAAGATTTCTTCACCTCAGTATATCCTACTATCTCTGCTGGTGAAACTACTAAAGTATTGCTCTCTTCAACTCCACTTGGTTACAACCATTTCTGGAAGTTTTGGAACGATGCTGAAAAAGGTAGGAATGGTTTTGTACCACTCTTTATTCCGTACACAGATATTCCTGGACGTGATGAAGCGTGGGCAGAAGAACAAAAGAACATGCTTGGTGAACTCAAGTTTAACCAAGAGGTACTTTGTAACTTCTTAGGATCATCACTCACACTAATTCGTGGTGATGTTATCGCAAAGATGAGTCCAGACAATCCAAGAATTGAAAACGAAGGTTTGGACATTTATGTAGATCCGCAAAAGAAACATTCATATATGATT